AAGTCGTAATTATAGAATGATTTTTTTTATCTAGGCAAATATTACATCCTAATAATAATAAATTTTGATTATCAATACTTTCCAGACTTAATAAATTACATGCTTCTAGAATGTTATTATTTTTAATAGCAACCATAACTTTATTTAAAATAGTTAAAATTGGGATATTATATTCATTAAATACAATTGTATATCCATCAGAAAGGGAAGCTAACCAATTTAGTTTTAATTTAGTTTCTTCATCACAAGGTGAATTATTTATTTTTTTTAAAATATTTTCAAATATATTTTCAAATATAGTTTTTATAAATTCATAATTATTGTCTTCTAGATACTCATTATTTATAAATGTTATAAATAAATATTGCATTGTTGTTAATTTTAATTTAATATTAAAAATATTAAATATACGTTTTACATTAACAGTTAATTTATCTAAAATACTCGATTTATATTCTAAAGCTATATATTCACCAGCAATTATTAAATCATAAATATATTTTAATGAGTCTATAGAATTTTTAATTATACAATCTTCAAAAATAGATATTAAATTTGACATAAAACCATATTCTAAACTATTCGTTTCTATACCCCAATTTTCAATAACCCATTTAGTAATGTGTGGATTATTATTAATTAATGATTCTCTAATAATATTGTCTTTTAAAAGAATTCTATAATAATCTTTGTTAAATTTATTACTAATCTCAATTATATATATAAATATATCTAGATAACCTTTAATTGATGATTCTATTAGTATATCATTATAATCATATGGCTGATGGATTAAAGACATATTATTTATATCTATTTTTTTGGTTTTGGTTTTGTCTTTCTCTATGTCTATGTCTTTGTCTATGTTTATGTTTTGATAGTCTATTAAAAATCTTGCCATATCTAGATAATCATTAAAACAGACTTGTGCAAAAATATTATAATGTATTTTATTTAACAAATATTTGCAATGTAAATCTGTAATTGATAAGTATTCTACTATTTCTAAATTATTTGTTAAAATACAATTATGTAATATTTCACTTTTAATTATATCTGATAGTTTTAAATTTGCAAATTCCCATTCGATTATTTTAATATCCAGTTTATTAATAAAATTATAATCATTTAGATTAGATAGTATTATAAGGATTTGTTTTTCTGTTAAATCATCAAGATTAATTTCATATTGTTTTATGGCTTTAATTATTTTATCAATATCTATACAATCCAGGGCTATTGACTCAATGTATTCCATAAATATATTTATATTTTGTTCTGACATTTTAATCTAGTGTTGCTATTTTTATGAATGATATATATATTTTATTCAATTTTATATTCAATTTTATAATTACTTGTATAATTACTTGTATATTTATTTTTTAGTGAATAAGATTGTTAATTAGATTGCAAAAGAAAAAAATATAGAATATGACACATAGAATATGACACATCAATAATCATCATCATAGTTGTCATCATCGTAGTTGACAGCAACGTTGTCATAACCCAAACCCCATCCACCATGTGCATCACTCATATGACGATAGATATCAGTTGGCGAACCAGTATGAATCTGATTATAGGGAAATATACCTTGGCAGACATAACACCAATGAGTTCGGCAATTACCACAAGTAATATGATTGCATCCACTTGTCTTCTCAGTAGCAATACCACAATCGGGATTAGGACACATCTTGACATCAATGTTAGGTTGTGCATTGGTAATTGCAATACGACAATCATCGCACTCAAATCTTCCAGCAAAATTTGGCTCTGCCTGCGCAGCATCACAAGCAACATCACCTGCAATCTTAATTTGATTACAAATTCGACACCAACCATAATGATAATGAATGTCAAATATAGTCTGCCGAGTTCCCATCAAATTAGAAATATTTGGATTAAATGCTCGAATAATATTATACTGTGGGCGTTTCTTGCAGAATGCACAGCATAAATGAGCTGGTTGCACTATATTTCCAATAGTAATGCTAGAATACCAATGAAGACCACAATCATGACAAACCTTATTATTACAATTTCCACAAAGTTGTCTTAGCTTACTAATATGAAAATCCCCATAGCAAATAGCACAGGTAGCATTTGTGTGCTCACCATTAATTACTTGGGTTGGTAATAAAGTGCAAATTGCATCTGCATTATGCACATAGCGATGGTTGACTGTCATTTGTGTTGGTGGGTGTATTGGTGGGTGTGTTAGTGGCTCAGGTGCTAGGACATGTGATGGCAGATGGCAATCATGAATTGCATCTCGATTTTTGAATAAAGAACCTTGCATATTAATATCTACATCAGTTGCGACACCAAACAATGGTTTCATAGATAGATTCTCACTAATTAGTGCTCCTAAAGTAATAGTCTTATCAATAATAGTTTGCTCGGGGCACTTACTACACATAGAACACTTATAATTTGCAATTTGGTCAGAAATCATAATTTGGTCTGGAACTACAAATTGATTATGGCAGGTCTGACACTCCACATTGGAAATTGGAAGCTGATTACGGCAATAATGACACTTTGGCTCACATCGCAATGCCTTAATCTGCTGAACGGCATATATTCCACGACAATAATCATTTCGGCACATAACCAAATATGATTTCTCATCGGAACACTCATTGTTATAGGTGCCATCCTTAGAGTTTTGCTCCATATCCGAATCATTACAAAATACACAAATTCCAATTCGTGCCATTAGACTTAATGGACGCATATTATGACAATCATTGCAAAGCCATTTATCATCGGAATATGTAGAACCTTGTGTCGGAACCCAACTGATTTGAGTATCTACATCTAGATTCTGAACCGAACGCAATCGTGTAAAATCCTGATACTTCTTGAAATACTTTTGCTCCGCATCAGTCAAAGCCCAAGGAACCTTCTCCAAAAGCTTAATAAATGATACCGAAAGTAGCTCTGGAAAATCTGCGATTTTGTCAATGGCTAGCCATCGTCCAATCATTCCTTGTAAAAATCGCTTTGAGCGAAATTGAAATACAGGATTCTCAGATTGATATGCTAGAATTGCAAGAATACAAGAAGACTTCATAGAGAATAATGTACCACTACACATTAAATGTGCCAAATAACTGAAAAACTTATTTTGCGGAATACACATTGGCATAAAATGTTGTGGTAATGTTGTAATCTTATTAGGAATATTAACATCATCAGGATGATTTATATCAGCTGAATCACAATAGTAATGTACAATACGAATATTGATTAAGAAATGAACAATCTTGCGAAGCGACTCAAAAGTAGCAGTGCCACGTCCAATCTCTAGAATATCATCTCTTGACATTTGAGGTAAATCAAATACCAGCATTTGAATATAGCGACTGCGGTTCTCATATTGACCGTGAAACTTTGCTATTGACTGCTGGAAAAACTCTAAAATATCCTCTGTATTGTCATATGAATCTGCAATCCACTTTTTCAACTTTGCCGGTGCTGAATAATCGCCACCTAAATTTGAAGAAGTGCAACAACTACTTATGGCACTCTGTAGTTTTGCTAGAATAGGATTCTCACGTTGCTTACAACACTCTCTCCATAGTTTACCAAAAATATCATTTGTGGTAAGCGACATTACATATTGGGTTGTAATAAGCTTCTCTAGGGTAATAAATACTAGATTCTTGAAAGTATCATCCCCGCGAAACTTGATAATAATGTCCTTAATATTGCAACGAAGTGGCTCAATACAGGGAAATGGATATAGATTCTTTGCAACGGCAAAATTTCCAATCTCAATATTTCCAAATAAGTTCTTAATAACCTCAAATGTGGATAGAACAGTAATATCCTGTGAAAATGGAACACCAATTAGATTAAGAAATACTCCAATAGTAATATTTGTAATTGAATTGGAACTAGTGTACTTCATATTAATATATGTTCCCAATGCAGAATAATAATTAACCATAGTAATATTACTAGTATTCGAAAAGATGCAAATCTGATTCTTATCGCGTAAAGTCTTATACTTCTGATGATTAACAATATTCATCCATATGGAATAAAATGGTCCAATTTGAGCTGACTCAAGAATACCATTACTAACATATTGACGATTATTAATTCGACGTGATTTATTGATTTGCTCTAATTGTTTTGATAGTGTTGTAAATGCAATCATAATATCCTTCCAAGTGCTATCCTTATATTGCTGATTGCTTTTTCGCAAATTCTCTAATGTAATATCCTCGTGGGGAGGTGCATCTGTATAAAGGAAAACAATAGTATTATCATCAATCAAATCAAATGCACTCACTAAAGCAGTCTTGCAAGCCTCAGGAGTATCAGAGTTTTGCTTGGTATAAACGCCTGAAATAAAATTCATAACCTCTTGAAAATCATTCATAACTGGCGTAATCTTTGTTGTCCACTCGCATAAATCAATACTATAATCACGGAATAGAACAAATTGAATTGCAATGTTCGAACCGCATAATCCCTTAATGCAAAATAGCTGTTGAATTGAATTCTTTATAGCATCAATGTTGTTTTGCATGGACGCAGTGCAATCCAAGATAATCAAAAGCTTGTATTGTTTAATAACATTGGGAGCAGGCTCAGACATTTTGAAAGTGAGTTGGTAAGGAAACTTGTAAAACAAATGCCGTTGTAGGTTTTAAATATTATTTGTATTTTAATAAATTAATTATCAATTTTTTTAATAAAAATGCTGAAAATTCTGAAAAACAATATAAACAATACAAAAATATAAACAATATAAACAATACAAACAATACAAACAATACAAAAAACTATAAAATCAATTTATAAAAACAAGTAAATAATAAGTAAAAAGTTAAAATGAAAGTTTTATTAATAACTTTAGCCATAGGTGATAAATATTTGGAAATATATAATCAATTATTTCGAAAAACTCAAGAAGAATATGCAAAGAAAAACGGATATGATTTTAAAATAATAACAAATTTTATATCTGGTGTTAATAAAATATTTTTTATTCAAAAGCATTGTGATTTAATTAGTTTCCAAAAAATATTAGTCTGCTCCCAACCTTTTAGTGCAGAATACGATTTTATTATATTTATTGATGCCGATATTCTAATTAATAAAAATACACCTCCATTGCATAATGTAATTGATTTTGGTGATAAAATAGGTATTGTTGATGAATATTCCCAACCGACACCCAAAATGAGAATTCAATTACAGAAAAAAAATAAATGGGAAGAAAATGCAACTGATTATTATAAATTAGCAGGATTAGATATAATAACTGATAAAGTATTGAACACTGGTGTTTTAGTAATGCAACCTAGTAAGCATAGTAAATTTTTATTTGACATTTATAATAATTATGCTAAGATGGCAATAGGTCATTCTAGAGGATTTGGTTTTGAACAATCATGTATAGGATTCGAATTACAAGATAAAAATATGTTTGTTTTATTAGACAATAAATGGAATGCATTATGGGTATTATATCGGGATACTAAATGGTTTTCTAATCTTCAAGAAATGTACGAAAATAATTATTTTATACATTTTGCAGGCAAAACTGATTATCAACTAGTACCTTATATCAATCAGTAGGGTAATACATATTTTTGTTATATTTTGTTGTTTATTATTTTTCTTTTTTTTCTTTTTTTTCTTATTTTTCTTTTTTATTATTATTTGTTTTTGCACTTAAAACATTGAAGGTGTAAAATGACTAATAAATAAAACAACTAAAATAAGTAATTAAAAATATATAATGAATGATAATAATTTAATATTAATACCTTATACAGCAACTTCACTATCAATCTTCGCTAGATTTATATTTATGTATTTGTTATATAGAAATAAAAGTCAAAATATTTTTTCTTTAACATTTTGTATATTAAATATATTTTCATCTAGTATGTGGATTTACTATAGCACGCAAATAAATGATACACCAATGATAGTAAGAAGTTCTGCTGATTTAACACTATTAATTTTATCTTCAACCTACATTATAAGAAATAAAATTATGAACCAGTAAATTATAAAGTCTTTTACCAATAATGGCACAATACCAGCAACTAATGGCACAATATCAGCAACTAATGGCACAATATCAGCAACTAATGGCACAATACCAGCAACTAATGGCACAATGCCAAAAAAACATATTACAATACCATAATACATTACAATATAAAGGGATGGGTATTAGGGAAACCGCTGAGGTTTCCCTATGATATATAATATATTTTAGGTAAATTTTCCATTGAAGGTAATAATCTTTCAAATCCTAATCTACTTGGGTCATTTGTAGTATTTGGGTATTTGGAACCATATAATATGTATGGGTCGCCTTTTGCATTAGGCATTGAATATATTTCGCGGTTGAAATACCGGGGTTCGTATCCTATTATGGCTGTTGTTGTAATTGGAATAAGATTTTTTATAGTTTTTCTATTTTTATCTGGAAGATAATAAATTATTAGACATATAAATAAAACAATACCTACAATTACATAAACTTTATTATCATCTAGAAGAAATTGCATTTTTACGTTAACTTATTATAAACATAGAGATAAAAAGAATTGAATTAGAATATTAAATTGAATTATTGAATTAAAAAATTGAATTAAAAATTTAAATATATAAATAAATAGCAACACTAGATAAAAATAGATAAGAACAGATAAAAAAGCAGATAAAAAGCAGATAAAAACAAATTCAATGGAAAACATAAGTTTTAATAGTTTTAATATCTATAATAATCTATTGGTATCTAGAGATAATAAATTATTATTTATTACTATGTATGGTGATATAATATTTTACGACGTGTGTTTAAATAAAATATGCACCATTATAAATCCAATTACACATTCATGTGATGCTACTAACACAAATTCAAATACTTATTCTGATTTTATTATAAAAAATGGAATGACAAAAGGTATTATAAATAAAAAATATATAGTTATATTTAACAATAATAATTTATATTTAGCACAATTACCAGATTTAAGTGTAAAACAAGAATTATTTAATATGAATTTAGAATGGACTAATTCTAATAATCCCTATAAAACTGCAAATTGTAATTGGATAATTTAGAATTTATTGTATCCTGTACTATTTTTAAGAATTATTTAATTATAGCAAGTTATAAAAATTTATATTATTGTCCAATTGGAATATGGAAATGGAATAAAATAAATATTATAAATGCACCAGAACTATATAAATCAAAATATCAATTTTCGATTGAAGATAAAGATAAAGATAATATAATAGATAGTGGATTAGCAAATATTTGGTCTAACCTACAATATTATGATAGTGTAGATACGAATGTTGAGGGTGATACCCTATTACCCAATACGAATGTTGAGGGTTATACGATTGCAATTACAATTGATGGTAGAATTTATAAAATTAGCGAAGTTTGTAATAATATTGTTGCCGTGGAAAAATGTACTGGTTCTGTTAGAAATTTTAATATTAAAGAACTACATTATTTGTTAAATAATACAATATTTATGAATAAATATAAAATTACATTTGATAATTTTGAAGAAGAATACAAAAAATTATGTGCAAAATATAAATCGATTTCAAATAGTAATGAAAACAAAGATAATTCAAATACTATTGAAACAACTAATGCTAGGACATCTGGCTCATTAAATTCAGTAACTACAGATATAACTAAACATATTGATGATGAATGTGATGTGAATACAACAATAAGTAATTAAAAAATACAAGACAACAAACAAAAAGAGCGAAAACCATATAAATATCTAATATCTAATATCTAATATCTAATATCTAATATCTAATAATGGTTTTGGTTTTGATTTTGGTTTTGGTTTATAAAACCAGTATAAAATAATATTTTTAAATAAAATTGATTTTTTTTGTGTAATGATTAAAATATTACTATTCTCTGCTTCTATTGCAAGTTTTCACTAACTCTTTTATCAAGAATAAAATGAGCCAAGAAGACAAAGAAGCTTTTCTCAAGACTATCAAATGTTTGGTGTTGGAGGGTGGTGAATCCATCAAGGAAGCACTGGCTCTTGCAAAAGCAATGAAGGAAAGCATGGCATTTGAGAAAGACAAATTGTCTGATATGCAGAAAAAATTGGATTCTAAGGAGCAAGAATTTTTGAAGAAGGCACAAGCATCCGAGTCTCTTGAAGATGTTTGCAAACTTTCTGCACTGACACTGGAGAAAGACGAACTGTCAAGACAAATTACTGACAGTGTTGTTTTCTATTCTGCTATTTGTGCGGAGTTGGATTCCATTCTGCAAATGCGAGCACCACTGATTGTCGCTGCCGCTGGTTCTTCTTCGCAAGGAGATGCAACTATTGCCAGTCTTACCAATAAAGTTGAAAAGCTTTTGGCACAAATGGTTGACTTCTGGACAACTTATGACGACCGACGTGAAGACCACAATAAAAGCACCGAAATCAAAGACATTCGAGGACGGAAATTACGTTTGCAAATATCAGATGTCCGTGGTGATGGTGCTTGCGGATGGCGTGCATTTGTTTCAGGTGTAATTCGACTTGTCTGTGGGAAACAATTGGCATATGACCCGAAACAAATGATTGAGTTCATTCATGAAGTCAAATTGTTGTTGATTGAGTTGGTGGGGATTCTTGCGAAAAACCCTACAAACGAAGACTTTATCAATGGCTTGATGACTGTCCCTGATAATAGCGGAAAGAAGAATCTGCATTCATACTCGGCAATGGTGCTTGCACCTGATTATCAGGCAACCAATTTTGAGCTGCGGTTGTTGTGTGTTTTGTTCGGATTGTGGAATCCCCAACTGTCCCAGGTGAACATCATTCGCAACACGCCTTTGTTCGGTGAGATATATCAAAGCATTTCAGTGTCAGGGCGTGTTTTGCCAGTTTCCAATGAGCAAATCAACATCTTGCACGTTCCTGGACATTACACTGGACATTACACTGGACATTACAAGTCTATTGTTCATCTGACTGAGGGAGTTCTGCCACCCATCATTTCACCCGATGGTGCAATTATTATTAACTAAGTATTGTATTTCATTGTATTTCATTGTATTTACCACTTAGTTAGATTATTTTTTATTTTTGTTTTGTTTTATTTTTTGCTTTGTTTTGTTTAATTTTTTGTTTTTTTTTTGCCTGGTAATTTTATAAGTATGTATGTATTTTGTTTCTTTAGATAGAAAAAGGACGTATTATTGTAGATTGTTTGCTAGGTGTTAATAATGATATAAATACAACAATAAAGAATATCCACATAGGAATTAAATCAAATGAAAATAATGAAAATGATTCATAATCATCAACAGTATTTTCACTTTCTAATGTTATATTATCAAATGAATTTATTTTAGTAGTAGTAGTATTAGCGTAAGGACAGGGACAATAATTCTTTGGTTGCAATTCCTGACGTAAATTTTTTAATTCTGCAATAATCTGATTCATTTGTCTTTCTAAATGCAAATTAGGGTTTTTCTTTAATTCTTCTTGTTCTAGCTCTTCTTCACGTTCAATACTAGAAAGTAGTTCTTTACGTTGTGCCAATGACATTTTACGAAGATCATTTAATAAACTCATTCTAGATAGATAATATAAATAATATAAATATAAATAATATAAATAATTACTGTTAATGTATTTTATTATAATAAAAGATAAAAATAAAATGAATTGAACAAATAAAGAAAAATGCAAAATGCAAAATACAAAAAAATATTGTTTTTATGTTATGATTCATATAACCATTTCAGTTTGGATTTATATTTTCCTCCATCCCCTAGATATGGTTGTATAATTAAATCATTAATAACATCAAAATATTTTTTTGAAAATGCAATTTTCTTTTCTATTTTATGCATTGTGAAACCAGTTTTATCATTAATTTCCATTAATATAACATCATAATTATCTTTAACAAGAAAATCACATCCAAACACTTCAAATGCATTTTTCGATTGTGGATATGGTATTGTATATTTTTCCATCATTTTAGATATATAAAGCATACAATCTTGCATTTTTGGATATATTTTATTATTAAATATTTTTTGCATAGTAGGTTCTAAATCATAGGGGCATTGTATATCTCTTGGTGTTGATTTAAAATGTGTATCGTGAATATCTTTATCTAGAAAATCATTATTATTATATTGTTTTTCTGCTGTAAATAATTCATATAATTCGTAAAAATGAGTTTTATATTTGCCATTAATGGTGGCAACTAGAAAATATGTTCTTAAATGAAATTTGCGTCCTTCAAATAACATAGGATTTGTTATATATTCACTGATTATTGTATTTTCATATTTACCTATTATTTTTTTAGAATTATCCAAAGTTTTTTTATTAAATACAATAAATATATCTTTACCACTAAATGCTCCTATACCAACAGGTCGCACTATATAAACATATTTAACAAGGGTGTGCTTTGTGTGATTGGTGTCATCTGTATCTTGGTGTATAATTTCATTTACTTTATTATTTTGTTTTAAGAATGTTGAAAAATCCCAGGATTTAGCCATATATTTTTCGCATTCTTTAGGAAAATATTTATTAAAATTAATATATAATTGATATTTATTTGCAATAATATTCTTTTCACTAGATAAAATATTCATAATAAAGCATTCTGTATTATAATAACGTGTATCAAATTTATTATTATCTAATTGTTCTAGCCACATAAATACTGGTTTTGCACGATTATCAATTACTTTATTTAATCCAATATTAGATAAATCTTTCTGTAATGATGTAAAATCTAATCCAGCCATATTTTTTTTACCACTGATTATAAAAGAATTTTGATATCCATTTGGAAGATATTCTGGCAGATGGTCTGTTTCATATTGTTTTTCATATTGTGTTTTGTGTTCAAGTTTTTTAGTTTGTTTTAATATATTTTTACTAGTATGTCTAGAATAATTGTTCACAGAATATTTGTATACATAGATATTAAATATTTTACCATTAATTACATTATTTTTTATATATTTAAAACCTAGAGATACATATATCGATATTTTTAATATATTATCTGCTTCAATAATTACATATAATTTTTTTACATTTCTAGATAATAATGTAATCGATTTATATTTTTTTAGTATTATGTTAATAATATTTTTAATTAGTTGATTACTAGCTTGATTACTAGGTTGATTACTAGGTTGATTACTAGGTTGATTACTAGGTTGATTACTAGCCTGATTACTAGATTTGCTAAGTATTCTGTGCTTTTTTAAAAATAATTTTAATGTCGGAATATTTCCTAAACCATGTATATTTTTGAATTCAATTACTACTAAACCAATTATTAATTCTTTTGATGCTTTTGATGCTTTTGATGTTTTTGATGTTTTTGATGTTTTTGATGTTTTTGAATTTATTATAGCAAATGCTATTGGATAATTTATGTGTGTATTTTTAGTATTTATGTTCCTTAGTTTATTTAAATATTCACTACTTATTTTATAATCAAACTCTGATTTTAATAAAACTTGGAATTGTTTATCATTTAATTTATTTAATTCTATTAAATTAATATCCATCTATGAAAATACTAACTACTATACTAATTACTATACCAATTACTATTTATTGCGATAATTATTTATGTTCTAATTAAATATATGTAAATGGTAGATAATAAGTAATAAGCAAAAATAAGTAACAATAAGCAATATGACGCAAATATTATCATTCTCTATTTGCTTGTGCATTATAATAGTTATTGTTATGGTTGTAGTTCTGGTAGTTGGTTATATTTACATCACCCAGAATAAAAATAATTCTGCATTCAAACATATTGCACCATATCAACAATACTTACCTCCCACTATACCATATAATCCTTATTATTTTAATAATTCCTTGTATAGTGTTCCAGGTTCTACCGCCGACCCATATATGTTATATGGTGCTGGATATATGCCTTATGAAAGTGCTGTTCCTGCAATTGATGTAATTCGGGCTAAACCTTACACACATAAAAGGCTTTGGGATAACAATAAAAATAATAATAAAAAAATATTACCAGAATATTATAAACAATATTTAAGACAAAACACTACACCTTTTGCAATCAGAGATTAATTATACCAACCGAAAAGATTAAAGCCAAAGCCAAAGCCAAAGACAAAGTTAAAGTGTAGTTTCATATTGCAAAAGTTGTGTTAAAAATCCTATATTGGGTTCAATACAAGGTCTAGATTTTGCAACTAATTTTATTGCATCATCACATTTTATTTTTTGTGTTTTCATTAAATATCCAATTATAATTGATGCAGAACGTGATTTGCCTGCAAAGCAATGCACTAATACTTTACCTCTATTTGTAATTGCATCTTCAATAAATTTAAATCCACTTGGAAAATAATCAGTGATAATGATTGTTGGTGAATCTGGAATAGATATTTTCAAATATTTGAATCTAGTGCCACCTTGAAAATCTAATTCATTTTCAAAATAATTTTCAAGTGTATCAGACACATTAATAATGTGGCTAATATTAAGTCTAATTATTTCCGCAAAATTACGTGCACCTATATCACCAGTTAAATATAATTGATTAGGTAATATACAAGAAATATTATCATCAAATAATTGGGAAAAAGGCTGTGAATTATATAAGTCGGTTGTGTTATCTACAATAACTGGTGATATAGATGTATATATTTTTGTAAAAATATTTGGATATTCTTGGAAACAAGTTTCTTCTGTTATTACCTTATATTTTATAAATTCGCTTTCAGGATATGAAAGTTTAATAAACTCAATAGACTCAGAAGTAATATCTAAACATAGAAATAATATTTTGGTATTTTCTGTCTCCAATATGTGTTTAATTGGTAGAAAACTATCAAGTAAATCGTGTAATTTATTTTCTGGATTTTGTATCATACTATTTTTAAATCTTCTAATCATTAAATTAGCAAAATTAGCAATAATACTAATAACATTATTTATAAGACACGATACATCGAAATTTCGAAGAACAATAATTGTAATTTCGGGATTTAAATCCAAAGCATTGCAAAAGCTTGCCATTATTCATCAAATAATTATACTGTTAAACTGTTAAACTGTTAAAAAATAAGAAAATAAAAAATCAATTTTTACTATTGCAATAATGTATTTTTATTTTTTTTTATCGTTTATATGATTTTTTTTTATTCTATTTCAAACAATAAACAAAACATAAAACATAAAACACAATTTATAAAAAAATAAACTTTTTGCAATGGCTACAAAAAAAAATCATATCCTAGAACACAATAATAAAACATACATTATTACAATAGAAAAAAAACCATATATTTTAGATAACACAATTCAACCAGTTTATAAATATTATATTGATAATGTAGAAGTTTTAACTTATTATACAAATGGTGCTACTGATGCTAATAAAAAATTAACATTAATATTATATCCTGTTTATCACAATCAAGAACATTATTCTAAAGATATTCTAGATGCATTATTAGCAACTCTATTACCACCATATTTTTATTAAGTTTATTGTTAGAAAAATAAATGAAATATTTTTAATTTTAATTTTAATTTTCATTTTCTATTCAACTAGTATTTCGTGAATTGCATCTTCTAGCCAATCTACTTCGTCGTGATTAAAAATATTTTGTGCCAATAAATATGAACGAAATTCTTGAAATTCGTAAATATTTTCAATGCTGGTGAAATTATTATATATTTCTCCCCGATTTTCCATAATTTGTAAAATGTCCCAATTATATTTGTATTCTGGCATAAGCATAATAAAATATTTAATTAAATTACTAACATAATAATTTTGTAATTCTATTTGAATACAAAGAGATTCTTGGGGATTTCTTAATCTATGAATAGGATTTGACATTAATTCAAGCATTTTAGTAATAAATTCATTACAAAGCATTCTTCTAAATCAAATGAGAATGGTAGTTGTAAAATATTAGGTATATTAACTTAAAAAATCAATTTTTTAATGGTTTTTACTAAAATATACAAAAATATAAAAACAATACCAAAACCCAAACACAATACAACACAACATAAACAATAATAATTGAATAATTGAATAATCATATTGTTTTCAAATAACATCCAATAATCCCCCCAACAATACCTGCAAAAATAAATAAATAATTTCGGTTAAATAAATAATGACTATTTGGAACATTACAATCGCATTCATTATTGTTTTCTATTTTAACATCTTTATATATAAATTGATAGATTGTATTTTGCATTTCTAATGAATCATTACAAATTTTATTTTTATTATCCGTATCATTAGTATCATTAGTATCATTAGTATCATTAGTATTATTAGTATCATCCGTAGTTGTATTGTTTTCTTCTTTATTAGTATTTCCAAAGAATGCATCTTTATATTCATCATCAGAAAGTTTTGCATATTTACCATCCATAAATGTATGTCTATTAAATTGTGATAGGTTTGAGTAAATAGTTTCTAAATAAGTAATATTTGGATTAAATTCAAAAATAGAATTTAGGTATTGATCTTTTTTAGAAAGACATAAACCATATAATATTTTTTTAATCCAATATAATTTGGAATTTGTTTTAATTTTATACCATTCAATAAATTTTTTTAAACAAAACATTGAAAGAGCACGTGCTTCAGCACCATTTATATATAATGATGCTAAAATCATATGTGATATGGATGTACTATTTAATTTGATAAATATATTTTCTAATTCATAAAAAGATTTACAATCATCAATTTGTGTTTTAAAATTTTGATAATCTTCAATTACTTTTTGATTAGATAACCTGCTATGACATTTAATACACATTTTAAAAAATATTATATCTAGATGGATTTAGTGTTTATTGTTTAAGTTAAATTTATTTTAAAAACATTTATATTTAGATATAACAAATCTAGCAAATATATAAAATATTTTTTTCTAATAAATAAATTCGGTTAAATACAAATAAAAGAACATAATTAAAAAGTAAGTATTTTTATTTTATAATCAATATTTTATAATCAATATTTTATTTTTCTCTACTATGCTAGAATCAATTCAAGAATTTCTTTCTACTAATGCAACCCTAGTATTAGTAGCGATTGCGGCAATTGTAGCAATAATTGCATTTGTTATATTCCGTCGTAATAATGGTTCTACAGGTGCGATTCCTGTTCCTACACCATCACACGATTTAGAAGGAATGGAAAGTGTAAATACCGTATGTGATTTAGGAAGTGGTGTTTGCCATCCTCAAAATCTTACACCAGAACAAGAACAACAAATAATGATGCAACAGCAAATGATGATGCAACAAATGCAAATGCAACAAGGTCAACAACAACAGGGGCAACCACAAGGCACCGAACAATTACAAGGACATGAGCATCAAGAATAAGATATTAATGTCATTTTAATGTGATATATTAGTAAGTTTCGTAGTAAGTTTCGTATTAGGTTTCGTATTAGGTTTTGTTTGGAACAAACATAAAATTGCCCATTATTGGATTATGATCACTATATTTATCAAAATTTGTATTTATTACGACTTTTGTATCAATTGGAACAATTTTATATTTGCCTTTAGACCATCCTAAAATACGGTCGCAATAACTAGGTAGTCGTTGTTTGATGAATGTTTTTTTGAAAAATGTATGATCTGTTTTTTTATTTATATCATAACAATAATCAGTTGGTTTTTGCTTACCAAGGTATTGTTGCATACATTTTGTTTGCATTTTTATTTTTGGTATAGATTTAAGTTTACAAGTTGGTCCAATGTTTTTAATATTAGTAAAATCTTTTAATTTTATTAATACATTAGGGTCTTTTGACAATATTTTTAGATAATTAATTAATTGGTCGGTATGAATATTATTTTGTTCTGTTAATCTAAAATTTAAATCTCCCAACCATAAAATATTTTGAGTGGCATTTGGCAAAGAAGAATTCATTGGTATAATTATTTTTTTATTTATTAAATCTAATACATTTGTTATTGAATCTATCCTTTCTTTAGAACCTAAATTTATTGAATCTTTTGTATTTATTGGTAAATGTGAGCCTATGGCAGTTATAATAATAGGTTCTGATTCATTATTAAGTGTAATTTGAAATGTAGTTAATATTGATGATTTAGTTGGTTTAATATGTTTTATTTTATTTGTATATAATACTTTAAATATATTTTGAATATACATTTCATAAGGCACAAAAATCATTAAATGTATCATAAATGTTATTTTTTTAATAATCAAATTAATATCTAAACCAACTTTTTTATCTGATAACAAATAATACTTTGCATTATTATCTTTATCTTGCCTAATACTATAGTTATTATGAAAATTGGAAATTGATGTTGTGTTTTTTTTTGTTTTTTTTTGTATTTTAGAACTTGGAATATATTTATTTGTATTTATATTAGTTATTGTTTGCCGATTATATTTAATACTTGATGAAAGAAAATATTTTTTTAAAGTATTACAAAAAAATGAATTGCTAGTATCTTCTTGGGTTGTTATAATCCATATTTTACGTTCATTTAAATTAAATATTTTTGTAAAATCATCAAATAATATTGGTGATTCTAATTGGTTTTTTAAATTGCCTAAATTAAAACTAAATACACCAATATTTATATCATTTACAGTATATGATGTATTTTGTGTTTGTTTATCTTTAACAAAATTATCCATAACTATAAATTATTATGAATTGCTATGAATTATTATTTATACTAAAGCTAGAGATATTTTTAAAGAAAGAATATTTATTTCCAAAAAAATAAAAAATTAAAAAATCCAGTTAAAACTATTTGAAAACTAAAAATTTATATATAAAAATTGAAATTTAAAAAATTGAAATTTAAAAAATTGAAATTTAAAAAATTGAAATTTAAAAAATTGAAATTTAAAAAATAATAGTATAATTTATAAAAAAACGCATCGAAGTATTTATAAAAACATAATACTTACCAAAACAAATGGAAATGGAACTGGGAATGGAACTAGGAATGGAAATGGAACTGGGAATGCAAAAGACAACTAAATTTCTATTTTATATGTTAGAAATTAAGCCAAATTTTCCAAATGCTAATAATATTATTGGTAAAATTAAATATGAAATTAATTTAGAAGAACTAAGTAAATCGCCGTTATGTTATCACAATGATAACGCATATGAATATATGTCAAAACCTATAGATAAAGGTGGTCATGGTTGGGGTAATAATTATACAAGTGAAACTTCACGTAATATTTTTGACTGTCATGCAATTGATTATATTATAGAAAATAGTGAGTGGGGTGTTGGAAAACAAATAAACATTCATATATTATTCTTTAGTTTGAAAAAAGAGGAATTGCTAATTCCGAGTGTTATTAAAAATGATAATAGTATTAAAAATATTATTAATCGCCATATAATGTATTATAATAATCTTACAAATATAGACTATCATAATTATCAAATTAATTTATTATGTAAAGAACTTTCTAACAATCGATTTTTAGATTTACGTTATCAACCCCTGATATATTGTAAAACAAAACTTTATGATTATCAGAAAGATAATATTCAATGGATGATTAATATAGAAAATAATCCTCCTCTAATAAATTTCTCTGGACATAAAATTTTCGATTTAGGTTCCGATGTTAAACTTTATTTTGATTATGATATGTCTTGTAATGAAGATTGTTTTATTCCATATGATAAATTTCCTAAACGTAAAGTGAATGGTGGTATTATTTGCGATGAAACCGGGTTAGGCAAAACAATCCAACTTTTAAATCTAGTATTCTCTACATTTTCAGCATTCTCAGCATTATCAGAATATATTAAAACATTAATTATTGTGCCTAATCATATTAAACAACATTGGGCAAATGAAGTAATAAAACATTTTGATATACCAAATATTGCTATACCAAATATTGCAATTGCTGATATTATGAATATTGTTAGTTTTACAGAATTTGGAATTATGGATATGGCAGAAATTAAAAAATATAAAAGAGTTATTGTTGATGAAATACATGAAATGTATGCTATTCAACATATAAAAGATAATGGTAATATATTTAATAAACTATTGGAATGTAATCATTTTATGTATAGATGGGGAGTTTCTGCAACACCATTTGTTGATAGTATGGCAATGTTTAATATTATTAAGTATCTTTTTGGAGCTAATGATATTTATAATCCTAATATTGGGAATAATATTATGATACAAAATGAATTAAAACAAGTATTTCATAAAAATACAAAATTAAATATAGAATATGAATTAAAACTTCCTGAAATAGAAATTACAAATATTCTACTGAATTTTAATAAATATGAAAGAGAAATTTATAATACTGAAATAATTGGTAATGAAAATAAAGATATACAATTCCTAAGACAATTATGTTGTAATGTATTAATTTCTGTTTGTGATAGTATAGAAAATATTATTACAGTATCTGAATTAAAAAAGCTTACACTGAATAGATTTTTAGAAAGGGTTATAACAGAAAAAGAACATTTGGATTTATTAATTCAAAAAAAAATTAATGTTGAAATTGAATATGAAAAAGAATTAGCATTAAATGGGATGTACTCACAACAATGTAATAGTTTAGAATACATAAATAGAATACAACATCTAGATGCAAATATTAATACTCAAAATATTATTTTAAAAAGACGCATGGATGTTTATCAAAGTTATAAAAGTATGACTGAAAATATTGAAGAAATTATTAGCAATGCCAACACATCTAATGAAACTGTAGTTGAAAATGACACAGAAAATGACACAGAAAATGACAATAGTGAATATATTGAACCAGATAAAATGTGTTCTATTTGTTATGCGCCATTTTCTGGAAGTATTGCGTTATTTATTGTATGTCGCCATTATTTCTGTCGCGGATGTTTTGAACATTGTCATAGAATAAGACCTAATCAATGTCCTATGTGTAGAACCCAAGCTGAAATAGGTGAGATTAATTTTATTGCAAATGACAAACAACAGTTTACATCAACTAAAAATACTGAAATTTTAAAATTAATTAAAACAACAGGTGAACGTTTTATTATATTTACACAATTTAATAAATTAATTAATACCATAAATCATTTATTACATTCTAATGATATAAATGCATTAACATATCCAGAATTTATGATTGCATCACAACAGATAAAAGATACAACACAAGTAATTATTCTTTCATCTAATATCAATGCTTCTGGTATTGATTTAAGTTTTATTCACAATATTATTATTATGGAACCATTTGAAAATTATATATATGGAAAAGAAATTGAAAAACAATTAATTGGTAGAGTACATCGCATTAATCAAACTAAAAAAGTTAATGTATTTCGATTAATAATCAAGGATACTATTGAAGAAGAAATCTATTCCATTTTGGGGGTCTAAGCCCCCAATACCCCCTTATTGGGTTGCGCCCAAACCGCTTAACTCACGCAAGCGTGAGTATCATATTAATTTTTTTGTGTGTTGATGTGTTTGGGTTGTTTGTATGTTATTATTTATTAAAAAAGAAATTTTTATTATTATTATAAATTATCTGACAAAATATATGACAAACATAAATTATTTAATTAGATATATAATATATATAAAATGTGATTTTATTTTTTAGATTTTATAAATTATCTATAAATTATCTAAAAAATATCTATAAATTATCTATAAATTATCTATATAATTTACTTTTTTGTTTTTTTTTAAAATTGAAATTCAAATTATAATGAAAAATATAGTTAGTTAAAGATTGCCATATACATTGCCTTAAACATTGCCTTATAGTTTGTCCAATAAAGTTTTACAATGGAAGAAATGCAAAATGTATTTGCAAATTGCTCTTATACTGGAAATAATTGTATTATTCCTGAATATATGCAAAATTCACATATAGTGGAATTATTAATAGATAATGCCTGTTATGCTCTTAATTGCAAAAGAGTTCAAAATATATTCGAACCTATACCAGAAACCTGGAAACAAGCCAATATAAATCCAGAAAATGCAATAAAACATTTTAATCTTTGCACCGATAGTAATAAAATTATTGCAGATATAATATCTTCTAGTAGTGATGAAATTTTGATTGCTAAAATAGGAGAAAATACATATGGATTTATTAAATTTGTTATTAGTACATATCAATCTAATGGCATTATTGGTATTATACCTTATAAATTATTTACATCAGCTAGTACAGGATGTATTAGTAATCAATATAAATTCCAATACAAATTCCAATATAAATTCCAATATAAATTTATTTATACCCAAGATATTGAAAATTTATTTTCAAAACAAAAAACAATATATTTATATCATGGTAGCCCATATGAAAATTGGTATTCTATTATGCGAACAGGCATTAAAATTGGTTCTACTAATAAAAAATTATTTTTAAATGGTGCAGTACACGGTAATGGTATTTATCTTTCCAATGATATTAATCTATCATTAGGATATACCAATACTAATACCAATACCAACAATACTAATACATTTAAAGTATTGGCAATTTATGAAGTAATTGATAATCCTAATTGGAAAAAAACGGAAAATATATTTGTGATTGAAGATGAAAATGCATTGATTCTGCGATATATAATTGTTCTTAATAATTCTACTTTACCTATTGAAATTTTTACAACATTAAATAATAAATTACAATCTGGAAAACTTAAAGAATTTGAATTGGAAAAAACAAAAGAATCAGATTTGGCAATGTCAAAAGCATATTCCAAACGTTTGTTAATTGAATATAAGAAACTTATTAAAAAAACACAAGATGATATAGGACTTACTATAAAATTACCTGAAGAAGATAATTTACGAAAATGGCACTTATTTATCCACAAAGTTAATAATGACAATCTAGCAACCCAAATGGCTAAATTAAATATTCCTTATATTGAAATGGAATTTACTTTTCCAGAAACATATCCAATTGAACCACCTTTTATTAAAATTATCACTCCGCAATTTGAATCCTTACCAGGTTCTATTACAACTGACAATCACATTTGTATTAAGCTTCTAGATAAAACTAGTTGGATACCTACTACTAGTGTGGAAGACGTGATTAACCAAATTAAATTAATTTTTAGTGATAGAAATATTTTTATTAGACATATCTGCAAATAAATAGATTAGAACAAATATTTTAATTGCAAAAAGAAATAGAAAAGTATATGTATCAATAAATCTTAACAACAGAAACATTCCTAATACCTCGTGCGACAGGCGTAACCATATGTGCCTCTCTAGAATCTAGTAGAATACCATTTTGTTTTTTGGGTTCTATCTGTGTTCCATCTGCCAGAGTCAGCAAACCCCCATCAAAATCTTCCCTGTACGTAGAAGAATAAAATAAGATAGTATATTTTGGCAATGTCTTTGTAGGTGTATTGAAATACAAATACTTAGTGTCTTTCAGATGAATATACTGCTCCAAATTATAAGTTGGTGCAATCTTGAAATTAACTAATTGACAATCATCTATATGCCACTTAAGACCTGGCTTTTCTATAGTCTTATGAACTATTACTGCTCTAGAGATCTGTTCTAATGTGAATAGGAAATAAGTTTCTAGAAACCGACGAATATTACCATCCGCAGTAGATGGGTCATTTGAATGGTCTATTGTAAAATCATATATAAATTCTTGCCTGGTATCTACAAGGTTATACTTTTCTAAAAGCATTTCACCATACTTTTGGATTGCAGGCTTGTTGTTTGTCTTAGTGTTTGACTTAGTGTCCATAATGCCTAATATAGAAGTGGATATAGAAGTGGATATGGATATGGGTATGGATATGTTTTTTTTGTAATTTAAAGATTCTTACAATTTGAAATATCAATTTTATTACTGAAATATCTGCAAAAAAATGGAAAAAATGCAAAAAAATGCAAAAAAATTGAATTATATTATTACATATATACCCATTACTACAAACAAATTCAAAGTGCAAAGTGCAAATGGCGTCTTTTGGCAATCAATCTATGCAGAGAATTAACGAACTGCGTGCCGAATTGAAAGCACTTGGCTTGAATGAAGGGAACATTGACAATCGAATTTTGAGTCAAGCGGAACTTCGCGAAATATTACAAGCGATTGATTCTGTTGAAGGTGGTTGGGAATATTTGCGTGGATTACCATTAGGAAGCAGTTTTATGTTTAATACTGATGAGACTATGCGGAAGATTGAAACGGCTTATTTACAGAAACCCACCTCCGGCAATCATTCAGGAGCCAGCTATGCAATGATGATGCAAATTGTCACTAAAATAGCCAAAGTTGGTGCGGAGGAGTTTGCAGAACTTGTTATTACTTATGTGCGAGCAAATTTAACATCCATTCTTGCAGAACAACAACGTGACCAACAACGTCTACATGAACTTCTTCTACGCCAACTTGGAAGTCAAGTTAATGTAAAAGCTAAAGGTTAACCTGATATTGCATTGTTATCTTTGTCAGTAATTAATGTTTTTATTTTATTATTTTATTATTTTATTATTTTTTTTGTTAGAAAATAATGAAAAAGGCAATTTGTATTAAAAAATTGATTTTTTAACCATATGATAAAAACATTATTTAAGATAATTATTTAAGATAATTATTTAAGATTTAAGATAATTATTTGCACTTGATATTTGAATTCTTCTTACATAATGTTAAACAAGGTTATTACACCTAGAAAGAATTCTAATTCTAATTCTAATTCTAATAATGGTATAGAATTCAATAAGTTTTTAGAAAAAATTATTAAATATAAAACAACAATGCCAGATGCCTATAAAAAGTTTGTAAGTTTGTATGAACTTTTATTTCAAATTATGGACATCGCAATGGCAATGAATGAACCGTGTATTTTACAAAATATTATCCAATCAACAATATCTAAAAGTATAATGTTTAAAAGTATATTATCCAAATTATTGTCTCCGGCATCAGACCCAGATATTGATGAATTGATTGAAGAATTACAAATTGATGTGGATTTAATTCAAACAAATGGTTTTGGTGCATTCGAACAAAAAATAATAGATATGTTTAAAGAATTTGAAGAAGACGATAAACTGGGGGTCTAAGCCCCCAATACCCCCTTATTGGGTAGGGAACCTAGCGGTTCCCCTACGACCCTTCCCTTTAATTATAAAATAAATATAGTCTTGCAGCCAAACCGCTTAACTCACGCAAGCGTGACTATTATTTTATTGTGTTTTAACGGATGATATAAAATAATGATTGCTAGATAACAATATACCAAAAACAATAAAATAATTATACGGATGATATAAAAAAATGATTGCTAGATAACAATATACCAAAAACAATAAAATAATTATACTTTGTTTCCATATTTTTCTAGTAATGTATCTATTTCGTGATTTTTCATAATTGTTTCAAATTTCTTTTTTTTAGATTCTTTAGTATAATGAATTTCTACATAATAAATATTATTCTGCACATTATTTTGCATAGATGGTTGATGTGATATAGGCGTAGTAGTAGTTGGAGATGTATTGTTACTACAACTTTGATTATCTACATATATAGTTTCGATATTATCGCTATTTTCAATAAGTTTATAAGTAGTATAATCACTATATGGTTTTCCGTAATTTATAATTTTATGTAGTATATATCGCTTTGTAAATGGTATATATATTTCTGGTGTGGTAGGCATTATTTGGTTTTTATGTAATTTTATATTGTATCTAGATAGTATTATTTTTTAAATATATTTTTATATATTAGAAATAACAATTTTTAAAAAAAATGAATAATAATACTCTAAATATATCAAAATTTTTAAAATCTAGCAAGAAGAAATCAGACACAAAAAACAAAAAACATAAAACTAAAACCAATATAAAGAATTTTAAACATTCTAAAAAGACTAAGAATAAAACTAAAAACTCAAAAACATTTAATGAAGTTAAAAATCAATTTAATGAAATACTAAAAACACAATTACTTGACAACTTCTATTCTCTAGACAACACTATCAACACAACTTTAATTAAATACAATGATAAAACTTCCAAAACACTAATTCGTAATGGATTAAATAATTTTCATCTATGTAGTGGATATGGTTTTACCATCCTAGATAATTATTTTGAAAGTATTAACCTAGCATACCAGGTTAAAAACAATCTTCTAGAATCCCTTGGATTAGAATATGCCCCGGCAATAGTCAAAAGTGCATATGAAGATTTCACTCGTGGACTTAAAGATTACATCACTGCAAGATATTCCAACAAATTACCCCACAAAGAAGCCAGTAATGCCTTTGTTAAACTTTGGGAGTGTCTTACTGTCTTTGATATTATTCCCCGTGGCAAGCAATCCACTTTCCGAGTATTCCATATTTGTGAGGCACCGGGACAAATGATTTTAGCCTGTAAATATTTTACAGAACAAAAGCGAAAGAATATTACTGATTATGAATGGGTTGCTAATTCATTAAATCCTTACAATAAAGCATTGCAAAATGAATATGGAGAATTTAAAATATTTGGCGATAATTATGGACTAATTAAAGGTAATCCGCGGAAATGGTTATGGGGTGCTGATAATACAGGTGATATTACCCGGGTTAAGAATATAAAGTGGTTTAAGGAATATATTAAAAGTAAATTTCTTTCTAGTGATGGTAAAGGTAGTAAAGATAGTAAGTTAGATTTAATAGTAGGTGATGGGGGTTTAAATACTGGTATGGAACCTTTACTCTTACAGAAATTAGATTTAGCCCAGGTAATAATGGTTTTAGCGTGTTCTAGTATAGGTGGTTCGTGTGTGATAAAACATTTTACACCTTATATAAAACGGCATACGGATACATTTAATGCTAGCGGTTTCTTTATAGGTTTCCTCTATATGTATTATATTGCATTCGAAGAAGTATCATTATTCAAGCCGTATTCAAGTAATCCAGATAGTGGGGAGTTCTATGTGGTCGGGCAAGGTTTCCACGGTATAGAAGAAAGTTCTCTTGAAAGATTATATAAAATTCTAGATAAGTTTAAATTAAATGATGCCCTCATTCCATTGGATTCCATACCGGAAACATTTATATCACAAATTAATAGATTCCTAGAGAAGATGAGTAATTTAAATACAATGTCAATTGAAAAGCAAAATTTACTACTTACTTGTTATAAAGATAGTAAAAATGAAAAATTGAAGAAATATTTGAAATGCGATAATTTCTTAGATAAAGATAATTTGCAAACTATTCTAGTGCCTAGATATAATGCATGGATTAAAAAATATCAGTTTGTATAAGGTAGGGAACAGACGGTTCCCCTACCACCCTTCCCTCTAATTATATAAAAAAAATATTTAATGTAGGGAACAGTCGTTTCCCCTACGACCATTCCCCCTTCCCTATAATTATATAAAAAAATGTTTAAGGTATTTTTATTTTTATTTTAATTTTAATAAAAGGATTTTATATTTTATTGTGTAATAGGTTTTGAATTATTTTTAAATTTTATTGTTTGTAATTGTTTCATATTTTCTTCCAAAGGTTTTTTAATTAAAAATTCTGTTATTTCTTCTATATAATTATCTGATATGTCAGTAAAGTTTTCTCTAATTTCTTTGAGTTCATTATTTGTACGTGTTTCTATATGTGTATTAAAATCATTCAAATCACCTATAGATAATATCTGCTTATTAATATATTCTATTTCGGTTTCTATTAATTTCTGAATTAACTTATATCGCGGTGTGTCTTCAAAACGATGATAATTAAGGTCATTTTTGAAATCACTATAAGATACATTTTCATCCGTTTGTAATTGGTTCCATAATTTTTTAATATAATCTATGTTTAATATTTTCTTATTTATTTCATTAGTTAATTTTTTAATATCATTTGATGTTGTATTAAAAACATCATTATTTTTATTAACAATTTTATTATCATTGCTTTCGATACCTTTTTTTACTTTTTGAAATTCCTTTTTATTTTCACTATTATTAGTATTTTTACTAACTAAATTATTATATTTATCTTCTATTGTCATTGGCTTTTTATCTAGTGTGTCATTTATAAGTCTTATATTTTGCCATACTATATTTTGGTGTGCCGTAGATAATCTTTTGAAATATTGAAAGAAAACACGTTGTAATAATAATTTACTTTGTTCATATAATTTATTAATAAATTCTTTATCATTACAATATGATACATTATTAGGTTTATCAATATATACCATATGTTTATCTTTCTTATTAAATTTCATAAAATTATTATTTTCAATTTGGGAATAAATCTTTTCTAACACTAAAACAGCTCCATCCTTACTTTTTAATATCTCTAATACTTCATTCTCGGTTAGGAAATTAATATTTTCATAACCAAATGGATATACATAAGGCACACTATAATTAATATTATTAGTAATATTTATATTGTTGTTAGAGTTGCTTGTGTTAGTGTTGGTGTTGTTAGTTAAACTAGAATTACTAGTATTAACTAAAGAACCATTCATAATTGCTGAAAATGTATTACTAATATTATTGTTTTCTGTTTTATTAATAACTGTTGGAAAAGTAATGTTATCATTTATTTCATTATATTCTAAATCTGGAATATTCATTTTATGTTTTATTATGTTTTTACTTGAATCATTATTTATATCTTTATTAGTAGATATAAATTGGCTATTAGATAAACTATGATTATTTGATATATCATTTTGAATAATTGGTAAATATTTAAAAGATATATTTCCATCTTTAACATCAATATCAATTTTTCCTAAATTATTCATATTTAATATATTTGCAACATTAATAATAAAATCACTTAAATTATTATTTGGTTTATTTTTAATTGTATCATTATCGGTTCTATTATCATTTTTATCACAAGTATTACAATGACGTTCTAGACTATATTTACTAGCTAATTTTTTATTACAAAACTTACAAATAAATTCCTTACATACTTTAGTATTCTCTCTCTCTCTTTCTATATCGTGTGTGAAACCCTGTGCGTTCGGCAAATCTTGTGAAATTAATGTTCTCATATAAGGTATACAACCTAATTTACTATTCTGGTGTCTTTTAAGTAAAGATGGCTTACCAAATTCTTTTCCACAAGGACATATTCTATCAGACATAGATATTATATATTACAATACGGAACAAATATATGTGATTATTATTCTATTTATATACTTATATTTTATATTGCATTTTATTACGAATTATATTTTATCATAACTTATAATTATACTTGATAATATATTATAAGTGCATTATAGATTATATTGTGTTAGGTGTTTGTTATTATACAATATATTACATATATTCACATTATATAACATTATTAATTTTTATCTGATTATGGTGGAGTCCTGTGACATATGTATATGCAATATGTTACGTTACTTCACATTTTTCCAATTCATATAAAAAGAGAGAGAGAGAATATATTCTAGTAGGTATAAAAAAAATACTAATAAAATATTAATAAAATATTAATAAAATAATAACATAATTATAATATTTATATAAGCATTGAATGTATATTGAATCATTTTGTATGTAGTTATAATGTATGCTGGCTTTTGGGTAATTAGTTCTTTGGAGGACTGCGACTTTTGCCATTGAAATAATGAAATTGTTATGATTACAGAGGAAACACTTTGCCGATTACAGGTTAGTTTGATAGGATGGGGGAAATGGGTAATAAATGGCAAAAATAGTTATGATTAATGGATAAAGTTTTTCTTTCTAGGATGTATAATTATTTAGTCTGCTAGAAAGAAATATTTTTAGAGTAAGTAAAAAATTGAATTATAAAATGTAATTACAATGAAACATATAATAAATATATTTTGTATATTTCATATATTTCATATATTTCATATATTTTGTATATTTCATATATTTAGTAAATTTATTCTAGCAGACATAAGAAATGCCTATTGCAAAGAAACAAGTAAAAGTTATAAATGATAAAAAGAAAACTAATATTGAAGTGCCAGTAGTTGCATCAGTAGTTATTCCAGAACCAATAATAGTTTTACCAGATAGCAAACCTAATGATGAAGATTTAGAAATATTAGAACTTGATGGAATTGATTATTACAAAGATATAAACAATAATAATGTATATAAAATTATAAATGGTGATGATATAGGTTTATTTCTAGGAGTTTATGATACAGAGCACAATACAATAATTACTACAAGCGTAGATAAAGTTGATAAAGTTGATAAAGTTGATAAAGTTGAAAGTGTTCTAGATAGTGTTCCAGATAGTGTTCCAGATAGTGTTCTAGATAGTGTTCTAGATAGTGTTCCAGATAGTATTAGTAATATAGTTAAGAAAAAGACAGTAAGTATTACAAAACGGAAAAGCCCAAAACAAACTGCAAAAACTGGAATTACATTTGATGCTATTATTAATAAGGGGGTAAATGCTGATGAAGTTAATAATGTTGAAGTTAATATTGAAACTGGTATTAAGAAGGCAGAACCTAAAGAAAAGGCAAAACCTGTTAGAGGTGCTAAGAAAATAAAGACTTCTGGTGATACAAGTTATTTACGATTACCAGAACAGAATGTAATAATTGATTTTAGTGATATTATTAAACCTGATAAACAAATTGATAAAGCACTTGAAATGCTACACAGCAAAATAAAGGCAATGCATCAAGTTCTATGGGAAGTAGAACATATGGATGGCGAGCAAGCATTAGACGAGATTA